CTAACATTTATTGTTTTATTCCTAAATGGATCTTGATATATTCTGAAAATAGAATAAACTCCTGGGAATTCAGAACCACTAAGGATTTTCAATCTGACTTTATTGTTATTTTGATCAACCTCGATAATTGAATATAAAGAGTCATTATATGCAAGTCTGTCTCCAACAGATAATATATTATTTTTACCAATATTTTCTCCGTTTTCATCGATAGTTGTGTAAGTCAATGTATCAAAAGTATACCATGTATTTCCATTAATAATTTCTGGATCATACATAATTTGGAAACTTCCGGCTATAGTATTACTAATTAATGGAAGTTGAATTTCTTCAATATCTTCTGAATATTGAATTCCATTATATGCTAAAACCGCTTTTAATGAAACATATGTGTATTGGTTATTTGCAAGATTATTATTCCAGAATTGTTGAGTTTTTTCATCATTTGCATCTAATATAATTCTAGACAATTTGACTCTATCAGCAGAATCTTCAATTTGAGATGTCAAATCTAAAGAAACTGTCAATCCTGGGAACATCAAATCTTCAAAAAACCAATTGCTGTCAATTTTGAATTCTGTCGGCGTTTGAACTCCTGTAATTCTATTTGGTGTCTATGGAAGATTTGTCAAAACTATTTGGCGTCTTGAACCGTCATTCAATTCTAATGTAGATCTTCCTGCAGATAGATTTGATATATTTCTTTCTAACGCTTTGAGACGATTATTTACAGCTGTATAGCTCGGCAATTGATACGTTGTTATAGAACTGTCTTTTAGATTTTCATAGTCATATTGCACTACAGTATCTTTAGTAGAAATTGATTTTTGGATAGATTCTAATAAAGATAATGCATTTGCCTATGTTGTTATAGTTCTACGCATATTTTCTGCAAAGCTATTAATATTATTTCCACTCATATTATTTAAAATATAATTTGATATTTTTTTATTTATTTTCAAAAAACATATAGTTATTTTTTTAATTATAAATAATAAAAATATATAGACAAATTATATATGATTCCTAAAATTTGGTTAGATAAATTAGAAGAACAAAAATCTAAAACATATGATGAAGCATATGCAGAATTTAATACTTGGAAACAAACTGAACCAAATAAAGGCTCTAATGCTTAGACCATAAATAGTGTAGATGGCACATAGTTTTGGAAAGATTGGAAAGAAGTTGATGAATAGAAAAAAGCAGAAAAGGGCTGGGGCCCTAACACATATTATTCTAATTTTGTTGGTCCTGATGCAAAAAAACCAGTTTTTTCAGTGCTTCCATAGACAAAAACAATTGTTGAATATGTTAAAACTACATTAAAAAATGGCTGGAAAAATTTAGATGGAGGGGCAGAAGTAATGGGTGCAATTACAGAAATAAGTAATATTGGACTTATCAGCTATCAAAATCTTAAAAATTTAGCATCTAACAAATATAATAATACCGCATTAGCAAAAATCAAAAATGATAAAAAACGTGAATAGTTTCAAACATTAATTAATAATACTAATGATAATTTAAAATTATGTGCAGAATTATTTAAAGAAGTCGATATTTATTGGGCTGGTTGGGGCTCATATCTTGATACATGGCTCGAAGACGTGAAATCTTATTAGACTATGTGGGAAAAAGTTTTAGAAGAAATAAAAAATGGAACAACTCAAGAACAAGAACCGCCAGTAAATACTACGCCAGATTTAAGTGCTATTATGAATATTGGAGATGAGAGTGCAGTTAAAAATGTTTTTGCATAGTCTAATTCAGCCGACAATACATTCCAACAAATAGAAAAACCAAATAATTAGCAGGATGTTTCGGTGAATACAACACATACTAGAATTTATGAATATCTCCCAACAACTATTCAATTAGATGAAATGTCTATGCCGGTAATGGATAATATTGATTCAGATGGAGTTATAGATCCATCAACAGGATAGCATTTAGATTCAAGTTCAAATGTAAATGATGACCCATATCAAACTCAAGGAAATTTATCTCCAGACAAATTAAATACTATTGGTTTTGTTTATCCTTTGTTAAGAATTAATGATCACTATTATGGAAATGGAGATATTAAATATTTTTCATTAGAAACTATTGGATTTATTCCTACTATTGAAGTCACGCTTGAATGTGGTTTTAATGATATATTGAAAGCAAATCAAATTAAAGATGGGGATTTATGTTCAGTGTTTATTAACCAAGCACATGGAAATCTTAAATCATACCGTGCAGATTTTCAAATAACTAATGTAAGAGTTCCACAATTGAATCAAGGAGTAATGACTGATACAATCAAAGTAAAACTTATTGGAGAACTTTATATTCCAGCGATATATGATTCCACACAGACATTTTCATTTGCTGGCTCATCTAGAGATGCATTAATAGATGTTGCATAGAAATTAGGTTTAGGCTTTTTCTTTAGCGATCCAGAAAATACACAAGATGCCCAAATGTGGTATAGTATGGCAGATGGAGAACAGAAAAATACAAATACTTCCCCAACTATTGAATATATTAAAAATACGGCAAAGCATTCATGGAAAAACTTTGAATCATTTTATGATTGTTGGATAGATCCACGTTATGCTATATCATTTATTAATATTGCTTAGATGCTTGGTGGGTCTGGCCTTGATGAAGAAATAGATTTAGCTATATTTAATTCAGCAATGACTGCTGGTAAAATTTCAGATGGAAGGAATTCTGAAAGCTCCTCTAAAGAAAAGGCGGCAACGGCAACTCCGCAATTTAAATTATTATCTAATATTGGAACTGGAACTGCTGGATTAACTTCATTTTATGTAACTAAATATGCAGAAAAAAATGATAATTCAATTACTAATAAGTTGGGATTGTCTAATGCAAATTATTATAGTATTAAAAACACCGGAATATAGAAAGTGGAAGATAATACAATAGAAATGAATTTATCTATTCCAGTAAATGCAGATAAATTAAAACATGGTTTTTATATTATGGCAGGGCCTGGACGAAATTTAACATACACACAAGCTGAAAACGGATCCTTTGTTGATTAGCATAAATCAGTATAGGGCGGACAAATAGCAGAAACTCAATCAGATGGGGATGAAGAAGAAATAATAGAAACTGGAAGTAATATGTTTGCGTCTGGCAATACTAATAAATTCTATGAAACTGCAGATGGACATAATACTTTATGCAATGCATGGCTAAAAAAGAAAACCATTCAGGTAACATTAAATGGATGCAATATGCAAATTATGCGTGGAGAAAAAATTCCAATGCTATTAAAAGACAATTTTAATCCAATGCTAAATTATGCTTAGGCTAATACTGAAACTGATTTGATTTATTAGAAAATAATGGCTTCTGCATCAGGTTGGTTTATTATTCAAAATATTAGATGGATATATGATAGGGACAATGTTCAAAAAGGAACCCAATGGAGAACTGAATTATCATTAACTAGACGAGAATGGCCAATTCCAGGATATGTTAAAAATTAGGGTTAGCAACAAGATGTAGAAAAAACAGCTGAAGAATTATATATTCAAAATAATATAGCATCGGGTTCTATTAAAGAGGCAGTATAGGATCAAGAAACATAGCAAACTAATGATAATAATAATGCAAAACAAGAAACAATGACAACCAATGGATTGAACTCATATATGATAACTATATATAATGATATTGTTTCTGCATGTTTAGCAGGCGGTAAAAAAGTTAAATTGGTTTCCGGACGTAGATGGTTTGCTGATGAGAATGGAAATAAAGTCGAGGCTGCTACAGTTTAGGATGGAAATCTATGGAAATTTGTCAATGCTAATGGTGATATTGTTTGGTATAGTTCTAAAACATCTCCACATGCAACGGGCGACGCTATAGATATTATTAATGATCAAGGAACTACATTTAACGAGGTTGCCCAATATATTGTGTCAGATAACAAAACTTTATATGATATGATAACTAATGGAGTTTATTTAGGTATAGAAACATCTAAAGATGATACTGGAAATACTGTTAAACACTATCATATCGGAAAACCAGACAAATCTAATTCTGGAACATATTCAGCACAAAAGAGTTGGTGGGAAAAAGTGGTAGGAAACTTTAAGCAAACTATATCATATAATGGTTAGAATATTCAAGTTGCACAATTCCTTAAATATTCTAATAAGTAATTATGACAATAGACATTTATAGCGGTGGAAAATATCCAGCAAATGCATTATCTAATTTTATGGAACACCCATTCAATTTTAGAGGGTTTTCTATAAATTCAATGGAAGGCTTGATTGCAGGATTGACATATAAAGATCCAATTGAACAAATGCGGATCTTTTTGTTGTCTGGTATAGAAGCTAAAAATTCTACAAAACCTTGGAATTTTGATATGCAAGTTTATTGGCAAGGAAAAGCAATAGACAGAAGAAGTCAAGAATACCAAGATTTATTTGATGAAGCTTATAATGCTTTATATACAAATGCAGATTTTAGAAAAGCACTAGATTCTACTAAAGGACATAAGTTAATTCATTCTATAGGACATAATGACAGGATGAAAACATTATTGACAGAAGAAGAATTTGTTGGAAGATTAACTAGATTGCGAGATACTGGACATAGTAAAGAAACAAAATTTGAAAGTGAAAAATTATTTTAATAATAAAAAATGCAGGAAATTAAATCCTGCATTTTTATTTTCGGTAGATTTATGATTTGTAAAAATTAAAGAATTGCTTCGTCATAATAGTCACACCAGAATGTCATATTAAATCCATTCCAAATTGCGCTATTGTCATAGTTCAATTGAGGAGATGGAACTTGAGAAGTTGGGAATAAATTGTAGCAAATCCATTGGTGGATAGGTTTTCCTTCTTTATCATGCAACATAATAGTTATTGCTTTAGCTGCATAATTCTTTTTAATATGCATACGACCTGTTAATGGATCATATGTCAAATCACTCCAACGACGTAAGAATTTATAAGTATAGTTATCATTAGTTCCATCATCGTTACGTTTGATATTCAATTCAAATGTCATTTGAAGTTCTAGGTGAGTTTGAGATGGAGCAGAACCGGCAAACCCACGTTCAGCTTGTTTATATTTTTGGTTTACTGAACCAACACCACGTTGAGTATCAAGACCAGTAACTTGTCTTAAACCTTCAAGAACGATTTTAACATCGTCATCTCCATATCCATATTCTAACATGCCATTTGGAAGATCTGATGGTAAAATTTGAGCAGTCCATAAATTTGTATAGATTGGCTCATGTAATTCCATTGATCTTTTAGATGATGTAAAGTGACCCCATCTGTCGAGTCCTTCGCTATTAATATTTTCCCATTGTGCCATAGTTAATTAAATAATTTCAATTTTATATTTTATTTATTTATTTATTTTCAAAATAAAATAACTTCACAATAATGAAAATTTAATAAATAATAAAATAGTATTTCATATTATTTATTTATGAAAAATAAGAACTTAATAAAAGAATCGTAGGGGTTGGTAGATAAAGATGGAATTCAATGGTATGATTTGTCTGATTTGATAACTGATTATGTTTATGATTTGCAAAATGGGTTGAATGCAGACCCATTTTATAATGGTGGAGATGCTGAAATTTCAGTGAAGCAAATTGAATCATATTATCAGTATGTTAATTCTAAGAGAATTCCTGATTATATTATTCCTAATTGGGTTGGTTCTTTTACTATTGATATTATTAAAGATAAAAACAACAAAGGAACATTTCTAAAAAGGAATGCAAAATTAAATAATAATAAATTAGTTTTTACTATTGAAGTTAATACTAATATGGAAAATCCAAATGCATTTTGTGATACTTTAGTTCATGAGTTTCAACATGCATATACTCATTGGATTGAATTAACAAAACAAATTCGTTTATATAATAGTAGATCAGCTAATTTATACTATCATTCTACTAAAGCTTTTGATGATAAGAAATATGGAGGCAATTATCATCCAATGGCAATGCAAAAATTTGAGGATTTAATAGAAATTAATAATGAAATATATACAAATCCACGATATTTAGAAAGAACATTATTAACAGGTTTTTACTATTCTGATATAGATGAAATAAGAAGTTTTATTCAAGAGTTTGCTGCTGATATGATGAAAAAAATCAAAAGTGATATTGTTAATATCAAAAAACAAATAAAACAATCTTTAGAATTTAAAGGAGATTTTAATAATGTTTCTAAAATAGAACAATTTAATTCTAACATATTAAATAATTTAAGTATTAGTTGCTATTCAAGCAAATATTATAAAACATATAAAGCATATTATAATTTTTATAAGAAACTTGAAAAAATGAATGTTGATACGGATGTAGCAGTAGAAGCAATTAAAGGCGCAACTAAGGCAATTAAAACAGCATTGCATATATCTCCAGCTAAAAAGTTAATTTAGTTTGAAGGCGATGAAAATGATTTATTGAAATAGATTGCAAAGAAACAAATTCCTATTTATGAAAATGTGCTAAAGAAAATGGAAAAGATTTTTGTAAAATTAATAATAGAAATCCCAGTATGATAAACTATAAACAAATATTAGAAGCAGTCAACAGAGGAATATAGTTAGCTTTAGATGACTTTGAAGATGAAGAACAAGTTTAGAATAATATTAAATCTAAGCAAGTCTAGAACAGAAACTATACTAAAGAATATCTAGATTTTTAGAAATTAATTGTTAAACTAAAGAGTAAAGAATTAACTAAGCAAGAACTTGAAGAATTAGTAAAATTATCTAAATTGTCTGGTTTAAAATATACTGTTAATTCTAAAGAAGAATTAAGAACAATAATTAAATATATACTGGACTAATCTTAAATATTAGACACCAGATTTAAACTGGATTGATACCTCTAGATTAACTGATATGAGCAACTTGTTTATGGAGTTATATTTTAACGGTGATATTTCAGAATGGGATGTTTCTAATGTTGAAAATATGTGTAACATGTTTGCAGGATCAACTTTTAATGGCGATATTTCTAATTGGGATGTTTCTAAAGTAAATGATATGCGATATATGTTTTGGAGTTGCCCATTTAATCAAAACATATCTAATTGGGACGTTTCTAATATTTCTTTATTTGATCAAGCAGGTATAAATAGAAGGGCCGGAATATTCTTACTTTGCCCAATAAAAGATGAGTATAAACCAATATTCAATAAAAAATAGTATAAACGGGTATTCAATAAATGAGTAAATTTAACTTTTACTAATTTTCTTTCTATAATTATAAATATTTAAATTATATTTAATCTATGGCTCATAAATCTAAAACTGGTCTGGATTCTATTATTCTTGGAACTGTTGAATCTATAGATGATCCAACATATTCTGGTCGTATTAAAGTTAGAGTTCCTGGCCTTCATGATAATATTCCAACTGAACAATTGCCTTGGTGCACATTTGGCGGTTCTCCATTCTTTTCTGGGAATGGTGGTGGTTCTTTATCTGTTGCCAGAGTTGGTCAGCAAGTTCGTGTCCAATTCAAATCTGGAGAAAAAACATCTATGGAATGGATGGCAAATAATCAAGTTGATCCAGATTTGATTAATGAAATTAAAGATGATTATGAAAATGCATAGGTGTTAATATATGATTCTGCCGTTGATTTGTCTATTAAATTCCAAACTGGCACAGGATTAATAATATATTATCAAGGTAGTTTCATTCAAATTATGCCTGATAATACTATTACAATTCATTATGGACTTGGAGCAACTGGAACTCAAATTCAATTATCAAAAGGACGAGTAGATATTCAAGCAAATGAGCAAATCAATTTAACAACCCCAGGAACAATAAATCTTGAGGCTGATAATATTATATTAAACAGCAAATCATCTACACAATTAAAAGGAGATACTGCAGGTGAAGCGGCAATTAATGGTTCAGCATTAATGACATTATTAACTTTAATTGCAGGAGTGGTAGATGCTAAAGTTCCACAAGGACCCGGTATAACTGCACAAACAGTTAATTCAATGAAAGAAGCAATATTGAATCAACATATTCAATATATTTAAATAATAGAAAAATGAAAACTAAATATATATGGAAACCATTCAATTAAATGAAGCTAATAAATTCAATTGGTATCTTAGTTATATTGCTTTAACAGATGACGGTAAAGATTTAATAACATTAGCAGAAGGACGAGTATATGATTTTATTCCAAATGAAAATGATCAAATAAAATTTAACGGAGTAGACTATATAGTTATTGGAAGAAAATTTGATTTTGATAGAGGTGCAATTTGGATAAAGTTATCAAAAAAATCCTGGTAAACTAATTACCAGGATTTTTAATATTATATTTTTAATAATTAACTAAAATATTCAATAATTTCATTACCATTATCAATTAATGATTTTATAGAAAATCTGAGTCCAACATGAGTATCATCACCTTTTACTAATACAAAATACGGCATATCTTTAATTTTATTTGATCCTGGAACTAAAGTTGATTGAATATATCTCATTAAATGAGACTTAACTGAAATATACATTTTAATATATGTATCATCTAATGCTTTTATAAGTTTTTCTTCATCATTTTCACAATATTGTTGTTTAACAATATTGATTGAATCATAAATTCCTCGATCAACTGTAGAAGGTTCTGTCAGTTCTTTAATAGTTGTCCATGCAGCGGCTGACTAGCTATGATATACAACACTTACAACGGGTATATATTTGTAATTTAAAAAATTTCCTAATATTTCAGAAATTTTTAAAATA